CATTTGCATCTTGCTGTCTGCTTCTTCGAAGATGTCGTCGATGAGCCAGTTTTCTTCTGCGTATATGTTGTCGTATTCGTATGCTTTCTTTTGTTCGTCGTACACAGAGTAACTGTAATTGTCTTTGTGCGACCAACCTGATGAGTATGGGTACGCTGATTCTTGCCAAGCTCTGTAGTCAAATGTTGATTTGACATACGATTTGTTTGACCACCACATGTTTTCGTCCCAGTGTCCTAGTTCCTGATTGACGATGTACCAGTTGTATAACGCATCTTCGTTGTTGGTTAGGAATACTAGTTTGTTGCCTCCTGCCCATTTCTCGAATTTTGTGTAGTACTCGTCATCGTCTAACGCTGTAATACCGCCGATAGATGGCATGATTTCTGTTGCGAATACTTTTGTATCGCTACGCTTGTCATTGAGTTCTATCTTGACCGGCAGTATTCCGTTGTGACCAACAACGGAATTAGGGTCATCACCTAGTGTGAATGGATGACAGTTGTCAATTGTCTCTGAACCGTGCGTTGCCCACCTGAAGTGGAACATTGCAGGGCCCTTGTGCTTTTCTCGTTTGTCGAGGAAGTCATTCATTACTTCTGAGAATTTCATTGAATGACCTTTGATGATTGTTTTTGATTCTAGAATTGCGAATCCAAATCCGTCAGGATTCTGGATTGCTGCTTCAGAAAAGCGTTCTAGGTTTGGTGTTACATCTTCTGGCATGAATGTCAATAGACACATTATTGTCTCCTTAATGAGTGGCATCGCAATTCAATTCGGTCAGAGAGTGCTTGGTAGTTGTTACCTTTTGCTTTTACATAGTCTCTGAATGAAATGAATGTCAATGCGTTCTGTTTTAGTATTTCGTTTGTTGTTATTAGCTCTGTGTAGTTGAACAGTGCATCGCACAATTCGAGGGATGCGATAACTGTGTTTACTTTGAGTGATGGTTTGAATAGCCGAAGTTCTACTGTTTTTTCTGGTTGTAGATTTACTGCCACTCCTCGTGTCATGTTTACTGACTCGCCTTTGACCATTTTTCCGAGGCTTGTTCCTCGCATTCTTTTCCTGTTTTCTATGTCGTAGTCTCTTTCGTCATCATCGTCGTAGTCAGACCAATCGATTCTGCTATTGAGGAATCGTTCAATGTCGTAACTAGCGTAGTTGTGACTTTCTCGTCCTGAGAACTCTACGAATTGTTCTTTGTTTTTGTAAACAAAGGCAAGAAATTTGAATAGATGCTTGTCATCTAGGAACGCTTTTTTGTTCATGTGGATGTGCAACCCACATGTACTGGTGTTCCATGCTTCGAATTTGTATCTTGCTAGGTTTGATATTGCTTGCCAGTTGAAATGGTTTTTGTAATACTCAAGCGTTCCTGGGTGTGAAACGATTTCGAATCCTGAGTACAGCGAAGAGTCTGATTTGATATAAATCTTTTCTTCTCTGTCTTGTTCGTTTACTTGTTCTAGTATTTTTTCTGCTATCTCCCATGTGTTGTGTGGGCCTTTGTTTTCTGTTTCTAGCTCCATGCCCATAACTAGGCTTTCTCTGCCTTTTGATATTTGTGGCTGATATGCCCTTTCACCCGAATCAGACCAGAAGATTGTTCCTGGTTTGTAGCTGTAGTCGTGGATTGGTCCTTCTGACATTTCGTCGTCTCCTCTGTTTTCTTCCATGTGTTCTGAGTAGTGTTGTTCGCAGTACAACTCTTCGTCGATTTCACTTCTCATTAGTTGGTCGTCTTCATCTGTTACTGTGCACCTGTACCAGTTGCATGTACTTATGTATTCTTCAGGCATAAATGTCTCCTTGTTCTGTTCGGATTGCTACTCCGTCTTTCCACATAACTTGTGGGAATAGCTTGAATATGTTTCCTAATGCATTGAATGTGTGGTAGCAGTTATCGCTGCTGTAGAACGTTGTTATTGCTGTAGTTTTTTCGTTGTCATCCGATGTAATAGTCATTGTCATGACTTGTCCATTGGCTGTTATTTCTGTAACTTTTCCGTACATGTATTTCCTTTCCGTTGTTGTGGTCATTTCCAACGCCCGAGGGACGAGGCGTTGGAAATGGACACAAACATTGTGAGTTTCCATCCGAACTGCTTGAAGGCCCCCATCCGAGAAATCTTCAACTGGGTGTCGGTAATGTTTTGACCTGGTGTTGGTGTTGACGATTTCGACTTGTCGAAATGAGTAGGCAAGGGCAATTTCGCTTGCGAAATAATGCGTAGCATGGTGCTCCTTGCGTTGGGGGTGAACCCACTCTCTCGAAGAGAGAGTGGGTTCGGTGTTTGCTTGGGTGTCAAGCGGATACTGACGAGCCAATCTTTCGTACTGGGTCTGTGACTTGAACATTCTCAAGGTTCAGTACTACTTGAAGGCGTGGAAAGGCGTGTTCACGAACCTCGCCTGTCTGCTTGTCTGTCCATGTGTACTCAATCTCGTACTCATTGCCCTCAGGGTTGATTGCTACCGTAGGTAGTTGTGTCAAGCCAAGTTGAGTACCTCGTGAGATACCGCCAAGTTGTGCGATGGCAGAGTCCAGCAAGAATGTCTCAAACTGGATTCCCTGGCTGTTCGTGTAGAAACGAACATAAGCGCCCTTGGCTGTCTTGTTGATGTTGATTACCGCAAGGGTAATAACAACGACTGGTTCGATGACGGTCGTGGCTGAAGCCTTCGCCGTCTTGGTCTTTGTTGATGTGGTCATGATGACCTTTCTGTGGCTATAACGCCACTTTGTTTTTTTTGTTTATTTTTGTATTCGTGTGGGGTGTTTCCCTTGCCCCACGCACCAGCGGGGGCAAGGGAAACCTTGTTATTTGACTGATACCCATCTTGGTGGGTAACTGACCCTCCAGGTTGGAAGGCCGTCTGTATTTTCCTGAGGATATCTATCCTCGGTGTAGTCATCGTCTTGCTCGTTACAGGGCAAGGCAATGTCTCCATCGTGATTTATGAGGAAAGAATTGTCTCTCTCCATGTCCTTACGATGAAGCCTTATCTCCTCGTCATCGTCCTCGTCTAAACCATCAAGAATTTCCTGATGCTTTAGCGAAGTGCCGAGGTAGAACTTGTTGGGATTCACGGAAACCCAACGGGGTTCTGTCATGTTATTCTCCTGTCTGTTCGGGGTGCGTTGCTTGGGTCGCACGAAGTAGACCCAAGCAACACGCCACTTGTGATTAGAGTTGTGCTACCCACATGTTGGACATGAAGGATATTACAACATAGCCAATGAACATAAACGCCAAGAATATGATGACGGTTATTTGGAAGTCGCTTCTGCGCTTCGATGGCGTCAGCCAGCGAAGCACGGCTCGTTCAATCCTGTTCATACTCGGATAAGTGGGCGTGTTGTTCCAGCGACCACTACCTCGTTGATGTTCTTGATAATGATGTTCCAAGTTGCGCACAAGTCTGACGCTTGTTGTTCGCTTAGACACGCAATATCGGTTATCAAACTGTCGCTTGAATCACCAGTTGGTGAACTTAGCCACAATTGAATGGACGGGCCTCGTTGAAGGCATGCCACGGGTAAACCTTTCATAACTACCTACTTTCGTTGTTGTGTATATCTACCCAAGGTGGGTAATTGGACGCACGAGACAGGGGATTATCCCGTGCGCCCTCAACTAACCTTGTTTAGTCCTCCTGTTCGCCAGACAACCACGGCATATTACCAACGAGGAACTCGTTGATAATTGCTGTGACTTGCTCCGTCGTGCCGTCGAAGACGGCTTGTAGGTCGTCCTGAAGCTTGTCCAACGCAATCTTGTTGTGATGAACCTTGATGAGCTCGTCGTCATCAACCTCGGATGAGGTTGTATACAACTCCTCAAAGTCTGGGTCTATCATGTCGTTTCCCTTCTGTTAGCAAAGAGGAAGATGTCCTCCCGTAGCCACGAAGTTATTTCTTGGCTCAAATGGGTTGCCAAGAAATAACGATTTTGTTTGGGGTTTGACCTGGTGTTTGGGGTTCGGGCGCGGTTCGCTAGGGCAACTAACGAGGCGGTTGCGAGTTAGTTGCTTAGCGCCCGTGGCATAGGGTCGCACGCTCGAGGGGGGTTATCCGAATCTCGTACACGAGAGGCCCCTTGTCTTAGTCTCGAGGGGGCGCATGGCACTTAGGCTATGCGTAGCAAGGCGAAGCATGCCTAAGCAGGCACGGGGGGGTGTGGGGGGGGGTACGGGTACTATGTAGTAGGGATGGTATCTGCTCAGGGCGAGAGCGTTACTACAAAAAGATAGGGGGGTACCTTTCGAATAGGGTACCTTAATTAAAAATAATATGAGAACTATCTGTAGTTTTTGGTCTTCTGTGCAATCTTGGGTGGCTGTTTAACGAATTGCCTGCCTGCTTTGTTGCCTTTGGACTTAGCCCTGTTTGTGGCTGCTTTTTCTGCAGGAGTTAAAGCATTCCAAGCGGCTTCTGGAAGATAACGTTTTTTACCTTTGGACGGTTTTCCGTCAGATGTCTTCCATTTTTGGTTTGTCCAGCTTTTTAGTGACTGTTGAGGTTTGGCAAGAGCCATTACTTGTATCCTCCGCCAGCTTTTTTGTATTGGCTGGCAAGCAACTGGGCCTTACGGGCTGACCATTCTCCTGGGTCTCCACCTTTTGTTCCTGCTTTAATTTTTTTGAAGAGTCCTGCTCGCATTCCTGGCTTGGTGTAGTTGCCAGCAGCGTTTACTTTGGATTTGGTTTTTTTGGTTGCCATTAGCAATCCCACTTTCTTAGTGCCAACGCCTTGCGGGTTGGCTTGCCGTTTGGTTTCTTCATTGGTCCAGGCATTCCACCCATTCGGGCACAGAATGATTTGCGACGTGCAGCAGATTTGGGTGATTTGGCAGCTTGTTTAGCGGAGACTGGTGGCTTTAGGGTTCCTTTGGTGTACGAGGCTCGACCTTTGGCGTTAAGACCCCCTTTGGGGTTCTTTCCTTCTTTGCGTGTCCATGCAGGTGTTTTGGCCATTACCGTTTCTTAACTTTCTTATTTGCTTTTGGTGCTGGTACACAGTTGGGAACCATTTTGTTTCCGAGTTTTTTCATTCCCTTTTGTACGTACCCTTCCCAGCATGGTCCTTGCTTTGCCATTGTTCCTCAATTCTGTGCTACAGCAATCACCGCAGGTGATTGCGTATCTCTTACTAGGGGCAGTTTGTTCCGCTCTTGGGTCGCTATCAGGGTTCCGCTCCCCCCTGCTACTGTTACATTAGTTCGTTACCTAGCAGAGAGTGGTTGCACATTCACTGAGAGTAGTGTAACGAATTGCTTTAGTTGTATGAAACCACGAAGAGCAGAGCCACTCCCAAACCCTAAACGAGATGGGAAAACAGGGGCAAAAATTTCAACTGATTTGCCTAGGCGACCAAAAGGTCCGCCCAGGAACAAGAAACCAAAAATTAAACCCTACGGTCAATGAAACAAAACGAGGAACTTACTCTTTCTGCTCCTCAGCAGAGGTACCTGGATTGGTTGTGCACCGCTCCGTCGGAGCGTGTGCCAGCTTCTAAAGCCAAGTATGCGGTAGAGCACGTTGTTGATATATCGACCCTTCGTCGTTGGGAGAAGAAGGAAGTCTTTCGTTCCCAGTGGAAGCAGCAGGTTGATGAGTTTCAGGGTTCTCCTGAGCGCACACAGCGTTTGCTGGACAACTTGTACAACAAGGCTCTGGAAGGTGATACCAAATCTGCTGAATTGTATTTGAAGGCTACGAATCGGATGGCACCGCCTTCCGTAACGATTAGCTCTAATAAGAAAGCGACGGAACTTACCGACGCTGAGTTGGACTCTTTGATTGCAGCTGTGGCTGAGCGTGAGAAGGCAAGTCGTTCACAGTTGAAGGTAGTCGTTTGATTTTGGAAGAATGCACCACATGTGGCGAGGAGTACCCTCCAAAGTTGACTAACTGGGTTTGTCCAACGTGCGGTATCGATTACGGCATAAAGGTCTACGATTTGAAATGGGAGGACGATGACAACAACTAACGATGCGATGTTTGAAGCCCTTTCTGTTTCATACCCAGATTCTGGTCAGACCCTTGGTGACTTGTTGTATGCGTTTTGGTCTGAAAAAGGCTTGCAGTACCGTGGAACCTTGGAGTATCAGTTTTATGTTGACGAGGGTGCTACTGGCACAACCTTGGGTGACTTGGCCAATAGTTACTTTGTAGACATTTTTCCAATTCAGTTTGACATTGAGAACTTTGATTACGATGACTTTGAGGAGTGGCTAGAACTACAGGTATTTAACCGTTACGATACGGTTGAACAAGATATATTTACTATTTAGGTAACGACTTAGGAGAACATATATGGCAACTTTTACAAAAATCCCACTCAGCGGTTCAACAGACGGTCGTGGCATCCACATCGATGATTCCGCAACACCAGGCAAAACAGTTCACACTGGGTTTAACAACGCCAACACGATTGACGAAGTTTGGCTGTATGCAACCAACTATGACTCCACAGACCGCAAACTCACAATTGAGTGGGGTGGCGCAACCGCAGGTGGCGACATTATTGAGTTCACCGTAAAAGCAGAAAACGGTCTGTATTTGATAGTCCCTGGTCTGATTCTTAAGGGTAACGCCACTCCGTTGGTTATTGCTGCTTTCGCTGCAACAACTAGTGCTATTAACATTTTTGGGTACGTCAACCGCATTACAGCGTAAGGTCATCTTAGATGTCCAAGATTTCACGTAACACTTCAGGTGGTACATTGGTTAGCGGTGGTGCTTTGGCACCACGCAGTCGCCGTGGTAACACCAATCAGGCTGATGGCTATTGGCGTGGTGGTGGTGGTGCAACCACACCAGAAACCGTTGAATATTTGGTAATTGGAGGCGGTGGGGGCGGAGGAGGTGGGCAATACTACGCCAACGGAAACGGTGGTGGAGGTGGTGCTGGTGGTTATCGTACTTCTGTTGTAGGCGCAACTCAGGGCGGTGGAAGTTCTGCGGCATCTGCTCTCGCTGTTGCTTCTGGAACCGCATTAACCGTTACTGTCGGAACTGGTGGAGGCGGTGGTGGCGGAGGCTACCCTGGAGCCGTTGGTAACAGTTCCGCATTTAGTTCAATTTCTGTAAACGGCGGCGGTGCTGGCGGTGGTTCCGTATATGGTGGTGCTTCTGGTGGTGGTGCTGCTGGACAAGGTTCATTCGGATACGGTGGTGGTGGAGCACACGGAGACTGGGGTAAAGGTGGTTCTGGCGGAGGTGGTGCTGGAGGCGGTGGAACTACTGCCACCTCTGGTACAGGTGGTGCAGGTGGTTCTGGATTGAGCAACTCAATCACTGGCAGTGCTGTAACTCGTGCTGGTGGCGGAACTGGTGGAACGCAAGGCGCAGCAAGCGTTGGAGGTGGCGGTGCATCTCCTGGTGGAGGCGGTGGCGGTAGCGATGGATTTTGGTCTTATGCTGGAGGAACTGGTGGAACTGGGTACGTTGCAATTCGCTACCCAGATACTTTTAATGCCGCCTCGGCAACAACTGGCTCACCAACAATAACAATTTCTGGTGGTTATCGAATTTATCAATGGAATGGTTCGGGGAGTATTACTTTTTAATGGCCAATTTTGCTGAATTAGACGACAACAACATTGTTCTTCGTGTTATTCGTGTTCATGACAACGAATGCTTAGATGAAAATGGTCAAGAAGTAGAAGCGCTTGGTATTGCTTTTTGCCAAAATTTATTTGGTGGAAACTGGATTCAAACGTCTGTAAACGGAAGAATTAGAAAGCGTTTAGCAGGAATAGGTTTTACCTATCACCCAGATAAGGACATCTTCATTTCCGAAAAACTTTTTCCTTCTTGGATTCTCAATGAAGAAACAACTGAATGGGAACCACCAGTTCCTCATCCGGATGCCGATACGTCATATGTATGGGACGAGGGTTTGCTAGGATGGGTTTTACCATCCAACACTACAGAATAAGGGCAAAATGTTCAATGAATTGGTTTGCGAATATCTTTTTCCTTCTCCAGTTTGGTGCATAGATTTACAAATCAATCTGAAAAAAATACATGAATATTGTTTGAATATTCGTGATACAACGGATACAAGAAATCTTAGTAATCGTGGTATTAATTCTTTTCAATCAAAAGATATTGACACACAGGTTGAAATAAATAAAAACGAAGAACTTTACAAATTGTTTTTATCTGTTGAAGAACATGCAAATATTGCATATTCAACCTATGAACCATTAGCAGGTTCATTGAGTACAAAAAACTTTTGGATAAACATTAACGGGTATGGCGCATATAATTCAATACATACACATCCATCATCTGTTTTGTCTGGTGTTTTCTATGTTAATATTCCGCAAGATGAAGATTGCGGGGCAATTAATTTTTACAGAAATCAAGCAGAGGCATACGCAATAAAATCACTTGGGACTGGAAATACAATTTCCAACTCAAACGCTCCTCATTCAATACTGGAAAGATGGTATGAACCTGTAGAGAATAGGTTGTTTTTATTTCCATCTTGGATGCCACATGATGTGGGTGTTAACAGGAGCAAACAAGAACGAATTTCAATATCTTTTAATTTAACAAATTAAAATGCGTTATTCCCGTTGGTTAATA